GCCAACTCTTCACGCACGGTGATGCCCTGGGGGAGGTCGCCATGGGCGTGACCGGCAAGCGGCCGGCGCTCACCGACCACGCCGGAAAGACCCGGGCGGATGCGGTGCAGATCGCCCCCACCACCGATGTGACGCCGCCGCGGGATCTGCCGGCGGGCGTGCGCCGGGTGTGGACAGAGCTTGCGCGGCCGATGGCTGACGCCGGCCTGCTTGACCAGGTGGACGCCGTTGCGCTCGAGGCCATCGCGCGGTGCGTTGACCGCTGGCGGCAGGCCGAGCAGCTGCTCGATGAGGAGGGCATGTTCGTCTCCTCACCCAACGGCTACAAGGTGGCGCACCCGGCGATCGCCGTGAGCCAGAAGGCACAGGCCGAGTACCGCGCATGGGCTGCGAGGTTCGGTCTGACGCCGATCGACCGCGTGAGCATGGGCCTTGCGGCCTTGCGCGGCAAGAGCCTCGAGCAGGAGCTCACCACCAAGATCGGGCCGAGCCCGCGGCGCTCGTGAAATCGCAGGGACCGCACATCGCTGCGTTCGCCGAGGCGTACTGCCGGCACACTAAGGGCCGCTGGGCCGGCGAGCCGGTGGTGTTCGAGGATTGGCAGCGCGAGTTCCTCGATGAGGCGTTTCGTCTCGACAAGCGCGGCCGGCGCGTCTACCAGCGGGTCTTGTTCGGAATCTCGCGCAAGAACGGCAAGAGCACCCTTGCGGCCACCCTCTCCCTGTACCTGGCAGGCGCAGATGGCGAGGCTGGGGCAGAGGTGATCATCGCCGCGGGATCGCGCGACCAGGCGGCGGTGGTCTACGACCAGGCGCGTGCGTTCGTTGACGCGTCAGACGACCTCACGCGACACTTCGAGACGCAGCGGTACGTGATCCTCGGGCCCGATGGATCGGTGATCAAGCGCATCGCCGCTGACGGCAAGCTGCAGCACGGGCTCAACCCGTCCGCGATCGTGGTGGACGAGCTGCACAGCTTCCAGACGCCGCGGCAGGAGGAGCTGTGGAATGCGCTGACGACTGCAACCGGCGCACGCGAGCAGCCGTTGACGCTTGCGATCACGACCGCCGGCTACGACCGCCAGAGCGTGCTCGGCCGGCTGTATGCCGCGGGCATCCGCATGAAGGACACCGAAATGCGGCCCGGGCTCACCATCGCACGCGATGAGGAGTCAGGGTTCTTGATGTGGTGGTACGGGCTGCGTGACCAGGACGATCCGACAGACACCGACCTGTGGATGCGATGCAACCCGGCGTCATGGATCGACATGGACGTGCTGCAGGCCCAGCACGACTCACCGACCGTGGATGAGCTCGCCTTCCAGCGGCTGCACCTCAACAAGTGGACATCGACGCGCAGCAGCTGGCTGCCGGCGGGCCTGTGGGAGTCGCTGTGGGAGCCCTCGGCGGAGATTCCCGATGGGGCAGAGGTCTACATGGCGCTCGACGTGGGCCTCGTGCACGACTCGACCGCGCTTGCGGTGGCGTGGAAGCGCGATGACGGGCGAATCCTCGTGCAGGCGACGATCTGGGCGGCGCGCGACGACGCCGTGGCGCATCACACGCTTCCCGGTGGCCGCGTTGACCTCGAGGTGGTGAAAGAGGCCATCCGCGCGGCCGGCGAGCGGTGGGCGGTGCAGGAAGTGGTCTATGACCCGCGCTTCGCCGAGCAGATGATGCATGACCTGGCTGATGAGACGGGAATGGTCATCGCGCCGGTCGATCAGAGCTCACGGCGCATGAAGGACGCTCTGGCGACGTTCTACATGTCCGCAAAGGAGGAAAGGATCTTGCCCGTGGGAGCTGACGGCGCAGATCCGATTCTCTCGGCGCACGTCGAGGCGACGCAGGCGGTGATGACCGACCGCGGCTGGAAGATCAGCCGGCAGCGCCTGCAGCGCATCGACGGTTGCGTGGCGTCGGCCATGGCCGTGTGGCGCGCCGAGCGCGCACCCAAGCCCGCGGACTACGTGCTCGCCTGGGACGACATCGGCTGATGCGCGCCGCGGTCCTTGGCTACGGACGCTGGGGCCGCGTTGTGGCGGGCAAGCTCGCCGGCATGCCCGAGGCCGACCTCGTGGCGGTGGTCGATCCCGACATGGGACAGCGCGCGGTCGCGCACGACCAGCTGGGCGTGCCGGTCTACGACACGCTCGAATCGATGTACGACGAGCACGAGCCCGAGATGGCGTGCGTCACGACGCCGCCGCAGCTGCATGCATTGCATGCGCTTGAGTGCATGTCGCATGGCTCGCATGTGTGGGTGACCAAGCCCATGGCGATGACCGCGACCGACTGCGAGGCCGTGATCGCCGGCGCGCACGCGGCCAAGCGCATGGTTGCCGTGGATCACACTCTGCTGTGGGAGCCCGCTGTCGTCACCGCATGCCAGATGGTCGAGCGCGGAGAGCTCGGCCGGCTGCTTGAGATCACCACCGAGCGCCGGCAGCCCGGGCCGGCGCGGCCCGAGGGCGCGATCTACGACCTCATGCCGCATGACATCGCCGTGGCGCTCAGGATCGCCAACGGCGACAGCGATGAGGTGCCAGGCGCGACGCTCTGGGCAGACCAGCGCAGCGAGTACGACCGGGTAATCCAGGCGCGGGCGATCATCGATCTCGATGACGGGCCCGTGATCACCTGCCAGGCGCACACCCTCTGGCCCGAGCGCCGGCGCGAGACGTGGATCATCGGCGATGAGGGCGCGCTGCACATCTCCGACCGCGGCCTGCGCGTGCACGACACGCTGCGCACGGGCGAGCCCGGCGTGCGCATCCAAGGCATCCCCATGCCGGTGGAGATACGGCGCTGGGATGCGCTCGAGGCGCAGCTCGCAGACGTGATCCGCTGGTTCGCCGGCGGATCGTGGGACGCCGAGCACCGGGCGACCGGCTTCCACGCGATTGGCGTGGTGACCATGCTCGAGGAGGCGTCGAACGCCGCAGACAAGCAGGAAGCGGCGGAGGCGGTGGCATGAAGCCGCTGCTTGTGGTGCTCAACCCGCGCGAGATCGAGGAGTGCAAGGAGAGCATTTGGGCGCTCGAGTGCGATCAGCTGTGGGCGAGCTACATGACCGAGGCCGACGCAGCGCGGGCGATCAACGATGCGGTGGCTGAGCACCCGCAGTACACGCACATCGGCGTCATTGCCGACGACTGCATCGTGACTCAGGAGGCGCTTGATGCGGTGCTTGCCGACCTCGATCACGTCGATGCGGTGACGGGATGGTGCCGCCTCGACCGCACGCACCCGCTGGCGAACGTGACCACGGGCCCGATGAAGCTGCGCCACCCGGGAATCGACTCATACGGGCCCTGGTATCAGGCACGCGAGCTCGTCGAGCGCGCCGGCGAGCGGCTTCCGACCGGGTTCATGGGCTTCGCGCTGACATTCCTCACCCGCGAGCTGTGGGATCGGTTTCCCATGCAGCCGCTGGCTGCTGACGGCAAGGGAATGGCCTCTGATTTCTCCCTGTCGCTCAGGTTGCAGGACGCCGGCGTGCCGATGTGGGTGACCTCGTGTTCAGAGGTCGTCCATGTCAAGGAAAGATGGGGCTGGGAGTGGACGCCGGACGCTGAGCCGCGCAAGCGGCTGCTGATTGGCGAGCGCGAGCCCAAGGTGCGCTTCTCGTGGTGGTGCGACTCGTGAGCACGCCCAAGATCCACGGCCTGCTCGCGTGGTACGACGAGTCACCGTCGTTCCTGGCGGCGGCGGTCGCGTCATTCGCGCCCGTATGCGAGACGATCACGGCAGTCGATGGCGCGTATGCGCTGTTCCCTGACGCCCGGGCCCGCTCGCTGCCGATACAGGCGCAGGTCATTCAGGACACCTGCGACGCGCTTGGCATCGGATGCACGATCCACAGGCCCGCGGAGCCGTTCTTCGGCAACGAGGTCGAGAAGCGCACGCTGCTGTTCCGCCTGGGCGCGGCCGTGGCCGAGACGCACCGCGATTGGTTCTGGGTGTTCGACGCCGATTGCGTGCTGACCGAGTACCCGTCAGACCTCCACGACCAGCTGGCCGAGTGCCCGACGCCGGCCGCAGAGGTGCTGCTGTGGGAGCGACGTGACTACTTAGGTGACCATCCCGAGGCTGCGCGCGAGCTGTCGTTCCCAACCGCCGGCGCGTCGCGCATGCGCATGCTGTTCAAGGCCCACGACAAGCTGCAGGCGGTCGGTGCGCACTACATCTACGGCGGCTTCGATGTCCATGGGGATTGGGAGTATCTGTGGGGGCCGCGCCGTATCGGCACATGCGAGGCAGCCACGTTCGAGAGCGTGCGCGTTGAGCATCGGTCGATCTGGCGAGACAAGTACCGACGCGAGGCGGCGCAGACGTACTACGAAATGCGGAATGAGCTCGGCGTCGAGCGCCTGACCACGGACGACGGCACCGGGCAGCTGGTCGTGGAGGCCAAGCCCTGATGCTGTGGTGGCGCAAGAAGCGGCTGGCGCGCGTGCACCTGACCGGCGATGAGCCGAGCCTCGAGGGCGTCTACATGGGCCGCGTGGGTCGCAAGCACTACCGGCTCGAGGGCGCGTCGCTGATCGAGTCATCCGACAGCAGCGTGGAGCTCGAGGGATACCAGCTGATCCCGGTCGAGCGTGTGGCGTTCATCCAGGTGCTCGACGGATGATCGTGCGCACCCGCCACGCCGGCGCACGCCAGGTGCGCTCGAGCGCCACCTACGGATCGAGCGCGATCCCCATGCCGGGCTCTGGCTATCGGTCATTCGCCGGCAACCGCGTGTCGATCAACTCCGCGATGGGCCTGCCGGCGGTGAGCGCCGCGGTGCGCATCGTGTCGGAGACGATCGGCGCGCTGCCCGTGCTGGTGCGCGACGGCAACCGTCGCGCGACGCAGAGCGCGCAGTACCAGCTGCTGCACGACCGCCCGAACGAGCTGCCGCAGTCGCCGTTCGATTTCATCACGCAGGTCGCCATGAGCATCGAGACGCAGGGCAATGCCTTCGTTCAGATGATCCGGTCCGGCAACCGCGTGACCGAGCTGTATGTGGTCGATCCCGACATGGTGCGCGTGCGCCGCGATCCGGACAGCGGCGACAAGCGATTCGACGTGTTCATCGACGGCGAGCGGATCATGGATCTGACCTCGCGCGACATCATCCACATTCCCGGGTTCGCGCCGGCCGGGAGCATCGTCGGCTTCTCGCCGATCCAGATGCACCGCCATGCGCTTGGCAACAACCTCGCCATGCAGGAGTTCCTGGGGCGCTATTGGAGCAACGACGCCTCGCCAGGGCTCGTGATCAAGGTGCCTGGCACGGTCGGAGGCCAGCAGGCCAAGCAGATCCTCGAGACGTGGGCGGCAAACCACGGCAACGGCGTGCACAACGCGCACAAGCCCGCGGTGCTCGCCGGCGGCGCAGAGCTCGAGAAGATCCCGATCAACATGCGCGACGCCGCCTACGTCGAGGCCGCGCGCATGGGCATCGAGGACATCGCCAACATCTACCGCGTGCCCAAGCACATGCTGGGCGTCGGCGAGCCTGTCGGCAACACCGCCGAGCAGGAGATGATTCGTTTCTTCCAGACCTCCCTGCTGCCGCGCATCCGGCGCATCGAGCAGGGATTCAACGCATCTGCGCTGTTCGAGGGAACGGCGCTCAAGCCGGAGTTCCTCATCGATGGCCTGCTCAGGGCCGATGCGGAAACCCGGTACAACAACGCGCTCAAGGCACGCCAGGGAGGCATCCTCACCGCGAATGAGCTCAGGGCCCTTGAGGGCTACCCGCCGCTGCCCGGTGGGGACGAGCTGCAGATGACGCCTGTTGGTGGCGCACCGAACGCACCAGGAGGTGCCGATGCCGCTGCGTGAGTGCTCTGACGGCGACATGCCGGGCGTCAAGTGGGGTGAGGCGGGTGCCTGCTACTCCTACACCGCCGGCGATGAGGAGTCGCGCAAGGAGGCCGTGCGCAAGGCGCTGGCACAGGCCGTGGCGATGTGCGATCTGCCCACCGACCGCATGATCCACCGCGATGCGGAGACGCGCGCGGTCGAGCTGGTGCCGACGCAGGAGGTTGCCGACGAGGCAGCCCGTGGGCTGGCCCTGTACGAGGAGGGCAAGGGCGGTGACGGCCTGGTGGACGCCACCATCGCCGATGCCCGGGCCATGGCGACCCGCGAGGCGCTGAGCGAGGACAAGGTGCGCGCCATGCCGGGCTGGTTCGCCCGCCATGAGGGCAACTTCACCCGCGGCACCGACGACCAGCCGGGCGAGGAGACGCCCGCATACGTCGCGTGGCTTCTGTGGGGCGGAGACGCCGGCCGCGAGTGGTCTGAGCGCAAGGTCGAGCAGATGGACGCCGAGGAGGAGCGCAGCGCGCCTGAGCTGCGAGACGACGACGCCGAGTGGATGACGCCGCGCCAGAAGGTGCTCTACAAGAAGCTCGATGACATCGCTGAGACGTTCGGGCCGTGGGATGGATCGACCGGGCCCGATGGGGCGCACTACATGGACGCCGAGGCCAACCCATTCAAGGGTGATGGCCTCGTGTGCTCCTCGTGCGCGTTCTACCGCGGCGGCGGCGGCTGCGAGATCGTCGGGCAGCAGGTCGCTCCCGAGGGCCTGTGCCGCTTCTGGATCGTGCCGGCCGATCCGCTTGCCGTCGCCCAGCCCGAGGTTGAAGGCGATGACGAGGAGCTCGTGGTCGATGCCGACACGGCGGAGCGCGAGATCGCCTACCACGGCCGCAAGGCCGAGTGGCGCGAGAGTGGCGCGGGCAAGCAGTACCGCACCGTCGCCGGCTACGCCGTGGTCTGGGATGCGGTGAGCCTTGACCTGGGCGGCTTCAAGGAGACGTTCAAGCGCGGCGCGTTCACCGAGGCTCTGGCTCAGAAGCCCGACATTCGCCTGCTCTACAACCACGACAGCGCGTACGTGCTCGCCCGCTCAAGCAACGGCACGCTCGAGGTCGAGGAGGATGAGATCGGCCTTCGCGTGTGGGCGCGTGTGGACATGAACGACCCGCATGTGCGCATGGTTGCCGCCAAGCTTGAGAACGGCACCGTGGATCAGATGTCGTTTGCATTCACCACCGCGCCAGATGGCGATGAGTGGTCATACAAGGGCGACTACCCCATGCGCACGGTGCGCAAGGTGGAGATGCTCTACGAGACCAGCGTGGTCTCAATGCCCGCCTACGAGTCCACCCGCGTTGGGATACTCGAGCGAGCAGTCAGTCAGGGTCGCGTGCCGAGTGCACGGGCCTCCCGCGTCGCGCCGGCCGATCCGGCGGGCGTTTCGTCGCAGGTCGATGACCTGGGCCGGGACACCAAGGATCAGTCAACGCGAGCCGTCGCCGCCAAGTGGCGGGCCCGGCTCGAGCGAAAGCGCAAGGAGGCCCACATTGGGCGACAAGATCATCGAGGCGCGCGAGGCCCACGCCGCGGCGCTTGACGAGTTCGAGGCGGCGGTCGAGGCCGTTGCCCTGGCTGAGGGGGATGACCTCGAGGCCGCTGAGGAGCGTGCTGCCAAGGCCGAGGCCGAGGTCGAGCGTCGCTCGTCCATCATCGAGAAGCTCGAGAAGGTCGCCGAGGCCCGCAAGGCCACGCCGATTATCGTGCCGCAGGCCGAGATCGAGGAGCGCGAGCTGCCGGCCGTGAAGGTTGGCAAGGAGGAGCCGGTCTACCGGCCCGACACTCGCGCGTCGTTCTACCGCGACCTCGTGTACCGCAACCGCGACACCGCGGCCATGGAGCGCATCGGCCGTCACCAGGCGCAGATGCGTGACATGAGCATGACCGACACCGCTGGCGGCGACTTCGTTCCGCCCGTGTACCTCGGCGAGCTGTACGAGGAGGTGCGTCGCAACCGCCGCGTGGTGGTCAACGCCCTTCCCAAGCTGCCGCTGCCGCCCTCGGGCGACACCATCAGCATCCCGGCCTTCACGTCGGGCGGCTCGGTGGCCGCGCAGCAGGAGAGCAACAGCGTCTCCGAGACTGACCTGGTGAGTGCCACCACCTCTGTGTCGGTGCGCACCTACGCGGGCCAGATCGACGTGAGCCGTCAGCTGCTCGACCGCGCTGAGGCCGGCGGGCAGATGATCGACACGCTCATCTTCCGCGAGCTCACCAACGCCTACGACGCGTCGCTCGAGGCGGACGTGATCAACGGCACCGCAGCGGCCTACAAGCACGTCGGCCTGCTGCAGCTGTCCAACGCCGCGTCGGTCACCTACACGGCCGGCACCGCGACGGTGGGCGAGCTGTACGCCAAGATCGTCTCGGCGATCGCCACGGTCACCGCCAACTTCAAGGAGGCGCCCGACGCGATCATCTGCCACCCCAGGCGGGCGGCGTTCCTCACGGGCAACCTGAGCGCCAACCAGCCGCTTTTCCAGGTCGGTGACCTGAACCAGGCTGCCGGCACCCAGGTGAACGGCCTGGTGGGCACGATTTCGGGCATCCCGGTCTACTCGACTCCCGCCATGCCGGTGAATCTCGGCAGCGGCACGGATGAGGACCGGATCATCGTCGCCAACCTGTCGGTGCTCCCGTTCATGGAGGGTCCGCTCAACACGCGCGTGCACGAGGGCGTGCTGTCGGCGGATCTCGAAGTGCGCCTTCAGACCTGGGCGTATTCGGCGTTCGCATCGACGAGGTACAACGTCGCCAACGCGTCGCCGGTCGCCGTGATCTCGGGTACCGGGCTCAACGACACCCTCTAGGAGCCTCCCTGCCTAGTGGGTGAGGAGAGGGCCCGGCCGGAAGCAGCGCCGGCCGGGCCCGCCTCCCAAACGAGAGGACACAACGGGTGACCAACGAGCAGCGCGCAAA